CCGCCTGCCCGTTGTTGCGTGTCGGCGATCATGTACCAGGCGATGACCGTCTGATCGAGGCCTCGGAAGCTGAGCAGGGAATCCGACCACAGGATGCGGCGGTCGAGCATCCCGCGGTAGTCGGTGGCGGCGAAGGTGCAGGTATGCACGTCGGCCTGGATCTGATCGCTGCCGCTGCCGACCCGGCCCCGGAAGATGGGCAGCTGGTCCCGCAGCACCAGCACGTCGCAGGCCAGTTCGTTGATAAGGGCGGCTTCGGGGTGATCGCCGGGCAAGTTGAACGAACAAGTGGCGGCGCCGTCGAGGGCGAAGTCCAGCTTGCGGCTTTCCGCCGCCGTCAGGTCGCCGATGGTGCTGCCCTGCGCGGTCATAAGGATGAAACGGATCTGTGGCATCGGCTCAGGTCAGGTAGGCGTCGGACCAATCAACTTCCAGGTAGCAGGCGCCGCTCGAGCTCGCGGGCACGAACAGGATGCCGGTCATGCCCGGCTGGAACGGCGCCCACACCGTCTGCGTGAAATCGAGCAGGTAGTAGCGGCTGGCGCCGACCTGCCCGTTGTAGAGGACCGAGGCGGCGCGGGTGTCCACGACGACGTAATCACCGGCTGCGATGGTTAGCCCCTTGAACACGATCAGGCCGGGCGAGGCGCCGACGTAATCAATGACGGGATCGGTGCAGGGACCGTAAATCTTGAACACGGGCCAGGACTGATAGCTGCCGTAGTTGACGGCGGCGCCGTAGCTGCCCGGCCCGCTGATGGCGTAGTGGCGGGGGTAGGTGAGCGAGTAGGTCCGTCCCGAGGCCCGCACGCCGGGGTAGATGACGAGGCGCTGCCCGTTCATGGCATAGGCGACCGGATCGGGCGCCACCCAGCTGACGGTGAACATGGACGCCACCTTGTCGCTGAACGGCGCGCCGAGCTGCTGGCCCCGCAGGCCAATGTAGGCCAGCGGGTTGCCCTGATCGACGGCGTAGACCAGGCGGGGCCGCAAGGCCGGCGTCGCCCAGTAGGCGAGGACGTTCATGGCGCTCTGTCGGCTCTGAGCGCCGCCGGTCAAGATGGCGCCCATGATGGTGACCACCCGCTCGCCGAGCAGCTGGGTGGTGTCCCAGGCGCCGTCGCGGGTCGGCAGCGCCGCCTTGACCTCGCGCACGGCGGGCCAGGCAAGCTCGAAGGAACTGACCCGGTAGGCGTTGTTGTCGTCCATCAGGTCAAGACTGTTGACCACGTTGCCGGCACTGTCGGTTAGCTCGAGGCGCAGGGTTGCCGGGGTATCGCAGTAGGTCACGACAGCCTCAGTCCGGCCCGAGTGGCAAGCTCCAGCTTCTTGGCGATCATGTCAACGTCGGTGGCGCTGTTGAAGGTGGAGCCGTTGATCTGCACCAGCGGCCCGCCCCCGCCCTGACCGAGCGGCGTCACCATCTCCGGCCCGGCCTCGCCGAGCAGGGCCAAGGTAGGTCCCGTCACGATGCCGCCCGAGGCAAGCTCAGGAATCTTCGGCACGCCGATCGTTTCGCCGCCGATGTGGATAGGTCCGACGTGAATCTCCGGCGTCTTGAACTGCAAGCTGTTCCACCCGTCGATCAGCTTATTTATGACCGCCCGGAACGTGTCCCAGATGAAATCCCACATATGCTCAAGGACCGACTCGATCCGGCCCGGCAATGAGGTGAAAAACCCGACCAGATCGTCCCAGCCTTTGCGGATGAAATCGACGGCATCCTTCGCCCATTGCTTGATGGTGGCGAAATGCTGGATCAGTTCGCCGACCGCGAGGCCGACCGGCCCGGTCAGGATGCCGAGCAGCAGGGGCCAGTTGTTCTTGATCCAGTTCCACACGTCGCCGATGATGTCCTTTATCCCGCCCCAAATGTCGTGCCAGTATTTGGACAGCAGGATGGCGATAGCGATAAGGGCGGCAACGGCAGCCACGATGGCGATGATCCACAGCCAGCCCGCCGCGCTGATACTGCCCGCCGTGGCCATGACGACGCCGAATATCTGGATGGCGGGGCCAAACTTGGCCCCGAACTTCGCCGCCATGTCCTCGGCCTCGGCCTTCATCGCCTTGAGCTTGCCGGTGAAGGTGTCCGACTGGGCCGCCGCCTGACCCTTTAGCTTCTGCGCCAGCTCGTCCAGGGCGGCACCGTGCCCTTTGGCCCCGCCCGCCGCGGCCTGCTGCGCCGCCGTCAACTTGTTGTGGGCGTCCTGCAACTTAGCGTCGGCGGCTTGCACGTTGTCTTGCGCCGTCTTTAGCTCCATTTGCTGCCCGGCGGTCAGATGGCCCTTGCTGCCGAGGACGGCTTGCAGGTCGGCGAGGTGCTGATGTGCCTTGGCGGATGCGTCCTGAGCGGCGGTTAGCGCCGTGGTCGCCGAGTGCAAGGCGTTTTGCGGGTTGACATTGGCGGCGGCGGTGATGCCGAACTCCTTGAGCAGCCGGGACGAGCCGCCGTAGGTCTTGGCCAGCTGCTGCGCCGCGCTGTCGAGGCTTTCGTGCTTCGCCGCCGCCAGGTCGCTCGCTTCGCCCAGGTATTGCAACGCCTTCGCCGGATCGCCGGTCGCCTGAGTCAATATCCGCAGGGCGTCCTGGGTGGTGTTCGCCGTGTTGCCGAACTTTTCCTGATGCTTGATGGCCTGCTCGATCTTGCCGGCGTAGTCGTCGTAGCTATGCCCGGTGTTCTCCACCGCCTGTTGCAGCTGTTGGTGCGCGGCCTTGTCCTTGTCGCCCATCATGGTCAGCCCGGTGCCGACACCGACCAGGCCGGCGCCGATGCCCGCCATCGCCGGGCCAATCCCCTTGGCGTGATTCGCCACCCCGTCGAGGGCGCCGTTGATCCCGTCCAGCATCCCCGAGAAGGGGCCGAGGACCCCCGTGCTGTTGAGCGTGCCGAGCACGCCGCTAAAGGCGGAGTGCATCTTGGAGGCGGCGCCCTGGCCCTTGTCCCCGGCATCCGAGAAGGATTTGCCCAGGCCGGTCAGGTCGCCGAGGATGCGGACAACGACAGACGGCCCCGGCACTAGCGCCTCGCCTTCGCCTCAGCCGAGCGGATGGCGGCTGCTTCCCGCTGCATCAGCCGGACCATGGCGGCAAACATCTCGTCCGGCAGTTCGTCTATGTCTCGAGGTAGGCAGCGGTAGTAGCGGCAGAAGGCGGCGGCGGCGTCTGCCCACCGTTCTGTGTAGGGTCCACGTCCACCATTTCGGTTTCCACGTCGTAGGCGTGCGCCCACAACGAAGTGGCATCGCGCGTGGGGAACTCTCGCAGCAGGGCCCGGAAGGCGGTCACCCGGAACGGCTGGGTGTTCATTAGCTCCGAGAAGCCGCAGCCCTCGGCGCGCGTCAGGGTGTCGATAACCCGCTGCGTCGGCGCTCGAGCGGCGAAGGCCTGGGTTACCTGCACCACGGTCGGCAACGGGGTCTCGGCGTCGAAATCAGTCATGCACACTCTCCGGGGTTGCCGTGTCGGGATTCGTCCAGTGATAGTTGTCCAGCGCCGTTTGCACGGCGTCGGAGTAAAGCTGCGCCGCCCTCGACGCCAGCTGGATAGCGTGAGGGAACAGGTAGCGCCCGCGTGGGTCGTACTGGCGAGAGCTCTCGTGCGGCGCCCGGCGATGCCCGCCGAACTCGACCCAGCCGGCGTAGCGGATGGCGTTACGACCTTCGCGCACGCTGGCCCCGGTTCGAGTCGCACCGACCCGCACGTCACCGGCGAGGCGCCCGCTCACCTGCGGCAGCGCCGAGCGGGTGACGCCCGCGATCGGCTCAGCCGCGGTGCGCCCGGCCTCGACCATCTGACGCAGCAGCGGGCCACCCGGCTCGCCCATCTTGATGATGTCCCGGCGAAGGGCTCGCATCCCGTCCAGCGCGACGACCGGCGCCTGGGCCATCAGGGATGCTTGCCCGCGACCCAGGTGGTGCCGTTCCAGTTGGCGGCGGTCAGGTCGCCGAGGATCACGTACTGACCGGGCGCCCAGTTCGTCGCCGGGGCGGCGACAACGCCGGTCATGGCGGCGAGGTTGGCGGGCGAGGACGCGCCCGAAGGGGTGAAGTAGCCAGGTGCGCCGGCAGTCGCGCCCGTCGCGGCAACAGAGCCGGTGTCGATGCTCGGCGGGCCGACGAGATTCCAGTCGATCTGGCATTCGCTGGCTGTCCCGGCATCGCCGACCATAAAGGTGAACGGTTGCGGGATGACCATGCCACTGATCTGCGGGTTCGTCGCCGAGACAGACTGACTGGCGTAAGGCCGGGCCTTGAAGTTGACCGGCGTTTGATTGGCCTGGTAGTTCTGCACGGCGGCGTTCAAGGTGGCAAACACGCTGCCCGCGGTGAAATCTTGGTGGAACGTGACCCGCAGGTGATACTTGGTCATGCCGGGATAATCCGTCTCCGAGCAGAACGTTGTTACCGTCACCACCTTGTTCTCGGCGAACGCCGCTTCCAGGTGCTTGACGGTGCATCGCAGGTTCACCCCGCCAAGCTCAAAGTAGGCGTTGTTTAGGATCAGCGGGTTGGTGGCGGGCGGGGGCGGATCGGCGAACAGCTCGACCTCGGGCGGCGGGCCGGGCGGGTCCTTGGTGGCGGTTGACATGCCGCTCCTTTCACATATAGACGGTGAGGATCATTTCGACGATGAGCAGCTGGATACCGCCCGCGCCGGTTACGTTGCGCCAGTTGCGCTCCTCGGTGGCGAAACACTGTTGGACGTTGCCGCCGAGCGTCGGGTCGCCTTCGATGGCGGAGCGACACGCCGCCTTGATGGAATCGAGGGCATCTTCCTGTTCGGCGCCGGAAACAACGGATAATGGCAACGTCGTGTCATCGATGCCGAACGCCACGGTGGAATAGAGCGACGGCTGCGGGCGCATGACGACGATGCACGGCCCGTTGATCGTTTCGGGCGGGAACGGATGCACCTTGACCGCGCCCTCGGTGGCGTTGGTTAGCAACGTGACGAGGTAGTCCGTCACCACCTTCCGCTGCCAGGTCATGCGAACACGATCCGCAGGTAGGGCGCAATCAGGGTTTCAACATCCGGGTCCTTCGGCCCGATGCGGACCACACCCATATCGCCCCAGCCCACCGTGCCATCGACGGAATCCCTGCGCCGGACCAGGCGAGCCGCCTCGTGCTGGGTTGCCGAGAACAACCCGTCCGGTAGGAAATAGGGGCTAGAGGGCGTCGTCCACATCGGGTCGCAGCGCATGGTTGCCCAGGCGATGGCGGCGGCAAGCTCGCTCGTGACGAGGGCGTCATCGCCCTGGTCGTCGGCGAGCCGCAGCATGTTCTTGACATCTGCCAGCTGGGGCCAGCCCGTCGCCATCGCCGGGGTTTCCTTAGCTACCCGTTGTTGCGCTTAGCGGCGCCTTGTGCGTGGGCAGGCTCGCTCGGCGCGGGCGCTGCTTCGGCTTCTGCTTCCTGCGGCGCCGGGATGGTCGTGCCGGCGTCGATCTTGGCGAGCGCGGTCGGATACCTGCCGAGGACCGGGGCGGCGTAGCCCCACACCCCGAGGCGGATCGCCTGCGGGCCCAGCACTTCCTCGTAGCGGAAGTTGAACGTCGAGGATTCCAGCAGCAGCAGGTCGTCGGCCTTGGCGACGTAAAGGTGGTTGTCCACCCCGGCCCAAGACGGGATGACCTGCAAGCCGACGACCTCGCCCGCGATCTGTCCGTAGGTCACGGCTTCGCCAAGGCCGTATGCATTCACGGGACCGTGGTAGCCGGTGGTCACGAGCGGTCGACCCTGCTGGTCCTTCTGCTTCGCCATGAACGCCCAGGCGCCCTCGGAGCAGAACACCACTCGGGGCGGAGCCTTGCGGTGCTTGCGCACCGAGGCGGCGGCGTCGATGAAGGCGTCGAACATATTGCTATACGCCGGCGCCGTGCCGGGGTAGGTGATGGTTGCCGACAGGCCGGTTGCCGCCTCGAAGGCGTTGACCACCGCTGTCTCGATGGCTTCGTTGTAGGCACCCATGCAATCGGTGTAAACCAGCTGATCGATCGCCGGGTTGGAGCCGTCCACCAGCTGTCGGCTCACGTCCACCTTGCCGGTGTAGGTGACCGGGCTCGTGGTTATCAGGTTGGCGTTGAAGCTGCCGTCGCTAGGCGCGGTGCCCTCGCTGGCCTGCGCCGCGATGGTGGCGCCGGGGGTGACCTGCTTTCCCAGGTTGACCGGGTTGGCGTCGGTGATGCCGATGCGTCGCAGCGTGTCGGCCCACGGTCGAGCGCCGTGCTGCAAGATGGCGAACTCCTCGAACAGCCAGGTCGGCGGGATCACACCAGCGCCGGTGCCGGTCGTGCCCGTCGCCCGCATCTGCAAGTTGTGGCGTTCGATCCGGCTGCGGCACTCGGGGTCGCCGTCCAGCTGGGCGTGCAGCAGGTCACGGAAGAAGATCAGCCGGTCAGGCCCGCCGTCCTTGCGGTAAAGGTCGGCCTCGGAGCGGACCTGGACGAGCGATACGCGCTCGCCTTGCGCCGCCTGCTCGGCTCGAGGCGTCAGCGCGGCGGCGGTGGCGTTGCGGCGGTCCTCGGTTTCGCGCAGCTGGACGATGCGCTCGCCCAT